GACTACACCGGCCCCGGCGGCTGTCGAACCCGTCGTCGAATGGAACGCTGTGGACGGCCGAGCAAAGCCGACGTGCTGGCTGAACGCAGGGAGGCAATCACGAATCGCGAGCGGGTGGCGCGGCTGGCCTACGAAGCCGCGCACGGCAAGAACGACGACGGGACCGAGACGCTGGCCGCCAGGCTGAAACACGACCGAAGCGTCTACTCGTCCGGTCCCGAACCGATTACCGAGTATAGCCACCCGTGCGTTCTGTGCGAGTTTGGCCTGACGCCGACTGAATTGGGCCGGCTGGAGGCCAACGGCTGCGAACACGTGTACGACGTGAGGGACGCGGTGCGATGCGGGGAGGTGGCGTGTTGGAATCACTGCGGCCCGGTGCTGCTGGAGCGGCTGCGGACGGTGTTGGCGGACTTTGACGAGGTGCGGAAATGATTCACGTCGTAAACGTCAGCGGCGGGGCCGCATCGGCAGTCTGCCTGTTCCGTGTGTTGGAACGGTTCGGCCGCGAGAACATGCGGGCTGTGTTCGCCGATACACTATCAGAGCATGTAGACTGTTACCGATTCCTTGACGACGTGGAACAGGCGTCCGGCGTGCATATCGACCGACTGAGCGACGGGCGGCATATCTGGGACGTGTTTGTGCAGACAGGTACACTAACAATGGGGACCGGCGGATGTAAGGCGTCATGGGAATTGAAACGCAAGCCGCTTGCCGAGTACACCGCAGCCATTGATGGGGACGTGACGATCTACGTCGGATTCGGTCTAGACGAAGACGACCGCATGAAACGTCTGCGGCGTGGCTTGCCAAATCGGATGTTCGATTTCCCGCTGACGTGGAAACCCCAACTTGGCCGCTGTGATTGTTTGGACGATTTGCGAGCCAGAGGCATTGATCCTCCAAGCATGTATGCCGACGGCTACCCCCATGCGAATTGCGCCGGAGCGTGCATTCTGGCGGGGATCAAGCAGTGGGCCGGGCTGCTGCGAGACAACCCGGAACTATACCGGACGAGCGAAGAGAATGAGGAGCGATTCCAGGAGATTCTACGCGGCCGGGACAGGGCAGAGCATACGATCCTGAAAGACCGTCGCGGGGGCGTGGTGAGCAACTACAGCCTGCGACAGTTGCGAGAGGACATCGAAAGCGGCCGACGGCCGGCAGACGACTCATGGCGTGAAACATCATGTACGTGCATGCTGTGGTAAACCCGCGGGAGCCCACACGGTGGACGCAGGGGAATCCTGTCCGGCAGCCGGTGCAACTCCGGCCGTTCGCCGGGGGCCCGCGGTGTGAAAGGGGATGCGTCGATGGCTGAACAGCAGCAGAAAATCCCACCCGAGGTGGATCTCGGCATCGCGATTATCGCGTCAGGTTGCGGGCTGACGGTCCTGGTGATCGGGCTCGCCTTCACCTGGTTCGTCTGGTCCGCGCTCAGTCGCTAGGGTTTCCACGCCGCAAACTGCGGCCCCTGAACGTCGCTCAACTCCCAACGTGCGATGCGCCACGCGTTCAGTTCCCGCCATGCGTCGATGGCGGGCCGCGGTGGAAGGATTACGCTGGAGTCACGCCACTCGTAATCGTCGCAGATCATCACCCCGCCCGGTTTCAGCAGCGCCCAGACCGCACACATGTCCGCCAGGCAGACGCACGCCTCGTGGCTCCCGTCGATGTACGCGAAGTCAAATCGCTTTCCACTGACGTACAGTCCAGGCAAAGCCTCCTCGCTGCTCGCGCGGCACAAGTCGATCCGCAAGCCATCGGTATTCCTGCGCCACCGCTGGAACGTATCCTCGCTCGAATATGGGCCTGTCCACGGATCTACCACCGTCAGCCATGAGTTGCGGCCGGTCAGGATGTTGTCGAAAAACAAACAGGTTGACCGCCCCTCGCAAGCGCCGATCTCCAGCCCGCGGACGCCCGGCTGTCCTGCCAGGTGTCCGAGCCATCGCCGCCAGTATTCGACGTGTGGTGTAACCCAATCGCCTTGCGTGTACTCTTTCATTTCGGCCTCCAGACTGCCGGCCTGTTCAGCATCTTTGGATTGGTGTCGATTTGCCACACCGGCTTCTGCAAGAGCCGATGCGGCCGGACGTACAGATACGGCCCAGGCATCCGCTTCAACGCCGTGCGTTGCTCGCCTGCGTGAAGGTGTAAGAGCCGAACGGTTCGCGACGGGTTGCAGACTTGATGCCCGTATGAGAAGCCAAGATACGCAATCGCTGAATCGCAGCCCATCGTGCCCGGCAGGAAATTTGCACCGCGGATCTTGCACTTCCCACGCCACGCCCAGCCATCCTGTGAATACGGAACGTCCCACAGTTGCCACCCACGGCTGCCAAGTTCGTGCCTCGTCAAGCACCAGAATTCATCCGGCTTGCACGCTCCAAAGTTTGCCGCGGTCGCGTCAAGGTGGATGTCTGAGTTCAGGATTACCGTCACGTCGTCATGCCCGGCCGTCACGTTCCCGGCGTCAATGAGTTGCTGGAACGTCGGTCGCCCGTCAACGAGAATCAGTTCGTCGATCTGTGGATTCGCCTGCAATTCGGAATAACACTTGTCCAGTTCCGCCTGTCTCGCAGCATCGCTCACCGTGTACCGATTGAATACCACCCGCAGCCGGCCGCCGGCCTGTCTCCATTGCGTCCGTTCAACCCAGTTGGGCATTTCCCGCCGCAGTGCTTCCGTCGGAGGATGCGTCTTTCCATGAAACCCGAACGTGTCCGACCAATCCACAGAGTAGTCGGTCGGCTGCTCAAACGCAAATGCGGCCGCAACCTCCGGTGAAGCAAACCTGCAACCGGCAGCGGTCAGATCGTCGAATAGGTCGAAGCAAGTGAACGTGTCCACAAGCAGGTTGAAGTTGAGCCGCTTTCGCATCCGCTCTTTGGACGCAAGCCGTGCCGTTTCGATCAGCAACTTCCGGCTTCGCAAGCAGCATCCCGAGTTGCCGACACGAGACTTCGCGGCGTACTCCGTCTTTGGCCACGGTGCCCCGATGTAGTCCCACTCCAGCCAATCAGGATTCCAAAGTTCCGGCTTGAGAATCCAGCCGTCGGTTTCGATCGTCAGGACGTGGCTCGTGAAGGTGCACTTCCAAAGTTCACGGAGCATGAACTCCTGATAACCGCGGAATGACAGTTGCGGAATGCGGACGAACTCAATGCCATCCGGCAACACGTCTGGCGGTTCATCGGAGAACAGAATCACCGCGTCGAACTCGCACGAACGGCGAGAGTAATCGAGAGCACAAGCGGCCAGTGTCTGGTGGTTGCAGTCCACGCACGCCAGCGTTACGCCATTCGCTCGCACGAGGTTCGTTCGGTTGCGGACGGGGGCGATAGTGTCGTAGCTCACTGGAATGCCTTATAGCCAGACGCGTCCAAGCGTAATGTTGACGTAGATATTAAGGCTTGTCGTTGTGTCTCCGGTCCGAATGATCTGAATTCCAAACTGGTTCGTTGCGGACATTGTGATATGCGATTCACAGAATGCCGTGAACGCTCCGTCTCCAGAATCGGAACCGTCGGGGATTGTGACGAGCGGAAGGTTGTAGGACTCTATCGAAGACGTATCGGAAAACACTCCTCCGATAAAACGCCCGATGTTCGGGTAAATCTTCGCTCCACCGCTCACAGTCCCGCTGTTCACAGAAGCGGAAACATGAACTCCGATTGTGTAGTTCCCGGCAACGTTGAACACAATCGTATTTGCACCGCCGTCAACGGTCAGTTCTGGATGCGGACGTGGAACCGATTCAACCTCGCTCGCAGCGTATGATGAAAGATTTGTCGATGCCGCTGTATTCGTCGCACTTTGGAACGTGACTCGCCAGATCTCCCGTCTGTCATCGCTTGACGGCACAATGTACCGATGCCCGCTTCTCAGCCGCTCGGAAAGGAAGTAGGAATCCCCAGCCGCTGCGGATGCCGCCGTGTTGAACACCCGCTGCTGCATGCAGTTTCCGCTGCCGTCCAGGATTGCTTCCAATGCAATCTCGTTGTCGGTGAAATCGGAATCGAGGATTCTGTACAGGTAGCACAACTCCCCGTACATCGTCTCCGTGTCGCGGGCTGCAATGCCATCTGACGGAGAGACAACCATTACGCCGTTGGGAGCCCTGGTTAGGTCCGGTTCCCCCGGCTGCAACCCGCCTTTCACCAGCCGCTTGACCTGCTCAATAGCCCAGGCGGTTTCCTCGATGAACTCGGGTGATAGAGTCTTTGTCCTACGCATCGCTGCCCCCGGGGAAGATTTGAATCCGAGCCGTCACCGTCACGCCCGACGGAACGTCCAACCAGACTTCCGCCCCGGATTCAAGCCAAAGGAACTGCGAACCGCCGAGCGGATCTTGCCCCGGTCGCATCGGGGGCAGCCGTAGCGAGTGCTCGGTCGCGTCGCCGAATCCGACCAGCAGTACCTTGGCCGCCATCGCCAGCAACTCTTCCTCGCTGGGAACCGTCTGCGTGCCCTGGTTGCTGACGTTGCTGATTGCCACGCCCCGCGGATGTTTCACCCGCCCCCACGGAATCGGAGTCTTGCCGCTTACCAGCACCAGCAGTTTGTCCGGCAGGTCCACCGTGTCCAGTTGCTCACCGTATCTGCAATCGATCGGAGTCACGTCGCCCAGCGGGTGGAAGAAAGCCCCGGTGGTGTTCACTGACAAGCGGCAGCGGTCCATCTGTCCCTCAGTTGTTGAACGCGTTGAATTGCACGTTACAGGCCACGGTGTCAGCTTTGGCTCTGTAGGTAACGCCCGGCTCCAAACGAAACTGGTTCGGCTCCCCAGGCTTCAGCCGAATGGCCGCCACCATCGCCCCGCCGGACTCCGGGCCAAACTGCACAAAGTTCGTCGTGTCGAGGTTGATGATTTGAATCAGGCCCAGCGTGGTCAACTCCGCGAACGAGATAACCTCTTCGCTTGTGCCTACCGCCACGGTACCCGGCGTCGGCCCCTTGGCCACCGCTTGCGTGATCGACACTGAGCCCGTATTCAGGTTACTTTTGAGGTATCCATTTGCCACGCGAAGTGAGCAACTGACGCTGATTTCGTTTGCCATGATTCACCTATATGAGTGTCGCCGGCCAGCCGACGATGGAGAAGTCTTTCTCGCGAAGAACTCGCGACGTTACGTTATTCGCCGTGTCCGTCTTGTATCCGTCCGCGTCAACAAATCCCTTCGTGTTTTCCTCGTCTTCGTTCTTGTAAGCGGCATACAACGCTGGGGTTGTTCCTGCCAGCCTGTAGCGGTCGGCGATGTTCGGGAAAACGAGATCCCAAGTCTCATACTTTAGCTCGAATGTAAACCGAACGACGAAATAAAAGTAGCAGGCCCCGTACAGTACCCGCTCCCACGGCCCCACCGTGCACTTGATCGTCCGCACCGGCTGGCCCCATTGCACGTTGCTGTTGACTGAATCCGCGTACTCTGCCATCCAGGCGAGGTTGATCCAAGAGACGTTCATCTCCAGTTCGACCGTCGGGTAGCTCTTGGGTCGCTGTGATTGTGGGCCAGTGAATCGCTGTCCTGCTCCATTCTGGATTACGTTCCCTGAGTTGTCAAAAATCGCCTCTTCCATCACCTGAGTAAACGATCCTCGCACGCGGTGCGGCTCCAGCAGCGGATCGTCAATGCGGCCCTCGGAGCAACGCCGCGTCGGCTTGGTGCTGAACACCGTGGTCATGTCCCACAGTTTGCGGTTCGTGTCCTGCTTGAGAAGCTTGGCACCGCCCTTGCCTTGGAAAAAAGCCCACTGGTTGATTGTCCCGCCGTAGGCGAGCGATGCGCCAGGGGATGGCAGCCCGGCCGCCGTCCACGCCACGTCCGGCCCGTCGCTTACCGCCGTCGTCTCGACCTTCCATTTCAACGTGTACGTCTCGTCGCCTTCCTCGGTAGATTCCTTGAACCAATCGTAAGGAGCGGTCACTGCGTTGGCGCTCATAGGCTCACCTCTTCCACAGTCAGCCCTTCCTTTTGCACAAGAGCGTTGATGCCGGCTGCGATCTGTGTCCACACTTCCATCGTCGCCGGGTCCGCCGCGGTCGTCACCGCTTCCCCGATTCCGGCAAACCTGTCGATCGGCTCCGAACGCATGGCCCCCTGCCGAGCGATATCGAACGCCTCCCCCATCGACACCACGCCCATCGTACTGGCGGTCGGGCGGTTTACTTCGTCCTTGACTTGCTTTAGCCGGGCAAGCTCTTGTTGCAGTTCTCGAACTTGGGCAAGTTGCTCTTCGCTGGCCCCCATCTCTGATAGGCGGGCGATCTCTTGTGCGTCGCGATAGGCTTGCTGGGATTCTTCGCTCATCCCATGCGTGTCGATTTGCTCGTTCAGTTTCGCTATCGTTTGGTCCGTCGCCTGGTTGACTTGCTTGATGGCGTTGGCGTATTGATCCATCTCCGCCATCGACTCTTGGATACCGGGGGCCATGCCTGTTAGGAACGCATTGCCGGCATCGCCGGCCGCCTGTTCCAAGTCTCGCAACTCTTCCTGTTGCAGCCGCATTTCCTCGGTTGCTGCCGCGCTCTCGCGACGGGCGCGGGCTTCGGCCGCCTCGAAGTCTCGCAATGCCTGTGCGTTCTTATCTCCTGTCGCCTCTTGCTGTGCCGCGTTCAGTTGGTTCTGCTCTTGAATCGCTTTGTTCAAGTTCGCGTTCAACGTGTCCAGTTGCTCATTGTTCGCGGCGATGATGTCCGCATTGGCCTGCCAGCCGTTGTACCACGCTTGCTGATTCTGCAACTCTTGGTTGTGCTCTTGAATCTTCTCGATTTGTCGCTCGGTAGACGCGATGAATTGATTCAGCCCGTCTTGCGTGTTGCCGCTCATGTCGATGTTGGCGAGCAACTGCATGGAATCGTGAACGTCTTTCAGTACACGATTTGCATTCTCGCCCCAGGGCGTCAGATCGTAGAGCCATTGGCCGAACGCGAAGCCGGCCCCGAATGCCACAGCTCCCGCTGCAACGCTGGTTGCCCCGATTGCCGCTCCAAGTCCGAGTTGAGCGACGGTTGCCCCGTAGGCGGACGCCTGCAACGCTCCATACCAGATCGTGAGTTGCCCGGCAGCGGCAACAACGGTTCCGGTCGCAGCCATAACCGCCGTGAATCCAGTGCCCACCATGCCAAGATTCACGATCAGCTGCTTCGACTCTCCGGACATTTCACCAAACGACTCGACCATTCCTTTCGCCTGCTGCATGAACGGAGTCATCGTCTCAGCAATGATCTCGCCGAACGATTCCTTCACGTCGTCAATCGCGTTGCCAAGTTGTGCCGTCGAACCGGCATAGGTTTTTGCTTCCGCCTCCGCAGCCGAGAACATTTTGCCGAGCATGTCCTGTGCGAGCGCGGCTTGTTCTGCCGGGTCTTTGATCCCCTTGAGAGCCGGGATGTACCGTGTCAGCATCGACGCATTACCGGCTTCAAGAGCAACCGTCAGCTTCATAGACTTATCAGCGTCCAAGCCGAGAGCCGAACCAAGAGCGATTGCATTTTTGACCGCACGCTCGGCAGCGGTCCCACTCACCCCGAGCGACTCCGCAACCTGCAGCATTCCGATTGCCGCGTCGCCGTCCGTCTTGGTCATGTCCTGGATGCCGGCCGCAAACTTCTGGTAACTGTTCATCGTCCGCGTGGACGCCGTGCCGGCCGCTCGCATGGCCGCGGATAGCTTCTCTTGTGCGTCTTGGGCCTCGGCATAGGTGTTGACGAAATCGCGGCCCACCATGACAAGCCCGGCTGTGATCGCCCCGGCCGATGCTGCTACCGCGGTCCCTGCCGTCCGCATGTTCTCGCCGATGTCGGTAAGTTTCTTTTGATAGGCTGCCGCGGCATCGTCGCGAAACTCTTTGTTCAACTGGTCAACGACGCGTCGGTACTGCTCCCCACTCAGAGCGCCTTTCTCATAAGCGGACTCGACCTTCGCCAGCGCGGTGTTATGCCGCTCCAGATCCGACGTTGAATCGACGAACGCCTGCCGGGTGATCTTCAACTCGTCCCGAGCCATGCCCATGCCGGCCTTGATGCCGGATGCATCGGCCATGATTCGCGCGGCAAGCGTTCCGATTGTCATCGCTTAGAGATCCTCGCGAAATAGCCTTGGGCTTGGTCAGGTGCCATCCACTCTTTGCGCTCCGCCGGCCGCTGTCCGCCGCCACCGCCGAACGCTTCGGGCTCCAACTTGCAAAACGCGAGCCATGCGTCAATCACCCGCGGCTCGATGCTGGCGAGCCACGCTTCTACGTCCCAAATCCCGAGCCGCAACGCTAGGCGGTAGGCGAACCGTCGGCGTGGGCTCCGTCGGAGTTTTTTTCCAGTTCCTTCGCCTCCGCAAGCGGCAGACCGATATGGTCCGAACATGCGTCTGCGATTGCGGCCTCATCGACAAGGCAAGCCGCCACCAAACGCCGACGGCTCTTGCTCAACCAGTTGGCCACAAGCCGGCCGTCCTTGTCGTAGTTGGCATCCTGCCAAAGCGACTTCTCGCCCTCGTTCAGATTCTGGATTCGGACTTCTCCCAGCGGTGTTTCCACCGTGCGGTATCTCCGCTGGAAAGAGCCCAACAGTTGTTCACGCGTCAGCATCTTCGTCTCCGTAATCGTCCAACGCATCGGCCTCGACAAACACCGGGGCCGCCACCGGCCCGACGGCGCATTGCTTGATCCGCGCCACCTCGGCCGCAATCTCGTCTTGCTCGTCTTTGTCCGCGGGAACCGTCATAAGAACAGGCGAGCCGGGGGCGTCGTTGCAGTAGCCGATCTGCCGGCCGTCCCGCATGACGGTCTTGCGTTTCCACAAGCCGTCATCGCCGTAGGTAATCAGTTCGATCTTCATGCTACGATCCCACCACGAAGTTAGGCCCGGTCAGTCCATCCCACCGAACGGTAAGCGTCCCGGTTTGGATTGTGTCCGTCGCCAGTTCGGGATGGAGCGTCCGCTTCTTCACGAATCCAGTCCCTGTGCAACGGGCCGCAACAGATCCGCCGGTCGGAACGGGAAACGTGATAGTGATCGTCTCTGCGGCCAGGCCGGCGATTGTGCTTTGGGCGGACTCGGTATCGAACATGTACTCGATGTCGAATTCGCCGGGGTCCGCAAGGTCGCCAGGCATGAACGTCTTGTAGTCGGTGGTTGCAAGGTCCGTCGTCTCGACTTCCCCGCGGTCGGTCATCGCCGCGCCCACCTTCGTCCACTGGTAAGTCAGAGCGGAAGTTCCAAACGTCAGTGTCGCCCCGTGGCCCGTGTCTTTGCGTGCAGTCATCGATCAGTCTCCTAGCCAGTGAAGTAAATAAGATAGTCGCGGCTGGTGATATACTGCCGCTCATCCGAACCGTCACCAATCGTCTGCGTGTCGTACCGCTCCCCGCCCTCGGGATTACACCCGCTCACGCCAACTGTGCCCCACGTCCCGCGGCCCCACGAACTCGTCAGAGCGTCGCGGATCGCCAGAGCCAGTGCGTTAGCCGCAAGTCTCGTGGACGCGTAGGCGTCAATCTGGATGCGTTCCGTGGCAAAGCCTGCCAAGCCGGATAGCCGCGGCTCGTCCGTCCCGCTGATTCCGTAGTAGACGGCAGCCGGTAGCGTGGTCGATTGCGGCAACTGGTCAGGGTAGATCCTGGTCCCGAGCAACGCGGCCACTGCCGACGTGCCTACCAGTTTCGTGCGTGTTGCCGCCCCGATGTCAGCCACCTATGCAGCCCCCATGCCGAGTTCCCACAACGCCTTTTTGACTACCGCTTCCATCGCTGCAAACTGCTGGCCTTTCGTCGAATCAAACGCCGGCCGCATGAACGGCTTCGGTTGTGTCCGGCCCTTGGCGACGCCGCCTTTTTTCTTTGCTCCGCTTCGCCGGGCCTTGCCGACATTCTTTCCCTGCCCCCTCGCTACGATGTCGTGGCCGAACTCTACGTTGTGGCCGTGTGCTCCAGCCGGCCACTGGGGGCCGACAACTGCCAACGCTCGGACGCCGTAGTCTTTGACTTCCACGGCAATCGTGTCCCGCAGCGGCTTGTTCTCGGGGTGGTGCGTCGGGTCGCCCACCGGGCATAACACACGGGCCCGTGCGGCCGCAATCTCCCCGGCCGCTTTCACCATGTCCCGGGTGACTCGCTTGGACAGCGTATCGTCGATGCGGTCCAGTGCCCGCAATAGTTCGTCGTAGCCGTCCAGTTTGATCGTCACGCCAGAC